GCTAAAATAACATTGACTAAACACCAAGTTGCCCAGATTTTTAAATCAGAGAAACTTCCTGCTAATGTGTATCCGAAGAAAGTAGCAATACCGAATAATACGATAAGAGCAATGTTTCCGCCTTTACTGCCTTTGCGAGTTGCAATAGATACAATGCCTCCAGCAAGAAGCATGATAGCAACGATGATTCCGGCAGATCCGCTTACTTCACCTGTTTCACTTAAAGAATTACTAAGGCCAGCAGCGCATGACTGAAATGCAACCATAAAGAACAATACAATTGATAAGATTCCAGATACTAATTTCCAAGTTTTCATTTTATCCCCTCCGTGTTAAATTAAACATCAATTTCAAAAACAGCTGATTGCTTTTGATTATTGCTGTCGTAATTATAAAAGTTAATTTTGAAACTTCCGGCATTATCAACACCGATGCATGCCTGAGCCTGACAGGAGGCTCCGACAGGCGTTTCTTGTGGATACATTGAGATGTCTCCAGGATATGAATATCCCATTTTTCCAGCGCTGTCAACAATTCCATCGTCCAGACTTATGTACAATCCATTCATGATATCATCGTCATAGCCAAGATTTTCATAAGTATATGTTACAAGATAAACAGCAGCTGGATTTTTATCGCTGTATTCATTGCGATCATCAGTTGTCTCAACAGAGTCAACTGTAATTTTCCACTGTCCCTCTACTACATATGATTCTCCAATTTTATATGTATCTTGGGAAGTAGATTTGGCTCCGGATGAAGCCTCGTCAAGTTGTTTTTGAAGCTCATCTATTGTTTTTTGCATTTCTGAGATTTGAGCTTCGAGTTGTTCAATCTTATCATCTTTTTCATCTGCAAATACAGGTGGTGAAGAAGATAAGACAAGCGTGCCAGCTAATAGGATGGCAAAAATTTTCTTTTTCATCTTTTGATCCTCCTGAATGGAATATTTTATTAAAACGCCAAAGCGAATTAATTCATTAATATATGTGAAAACTTGTATGATAAATCATTTTACTACTATAAAACGTAATAAACAAGTACAATGAAGAGAATGATGAAATATCTTCTTTATAAAGATGTGTAGGCTATTTTGACTATTCAATAGAAATTAGCTTTATCACTGCTAATGGCTCGAAATAAATTATGTAATTATCGATAGATGTACATAATCCGTACTTTGACTTGTAGCAATCAATAGCCTCCTTCAAATATTCTTCCGTAGCATCCAGATATTCAGCCATCTCACAAAGATTCCCACATCCTGCTTCATAAGCACTGATCAGACCGGTAAGTCCAATCTTTAGATTGTACCCATAAAGCCGAGCTCGATACTCCTGCTTTCGGCTTTCTTCCTTATTCTGGTCTAAAATGTTTCCGGAGCTGGTGCGATAATGCCCGATTTCTTCGGCAAGCACACAAGATTTTTCAGCTTGTGTTTCTATATCCTTTCGGATTGCTATGCGACTGCCGCGGATCAGGCCATCATGTTCAGTAAGAGGTTGTTCTTTAACAAGTAACCCTTCTTGATCGGCAGCAGTCAGTAATTGTTCGTAATTCAATTGGGATCACCCCTTTAGCGATTAAAATAAAACGGTTCTCTCTAAGCTGTTTGCTTGTAGTCAACAACTGCAATTTCAGTCAGCATACCTTTAACTTTTTGAATAATTTCTTCAATTCGTTCAAGTGTTTCACCATTTAAGTATTCTTCCCCACATTGAGAACACTTTTCACAAGGAACATTCTTGATAATGATATAGCATCCCTGATAATCAGTCATGTAAGTTGTTGTAGAAGATTCAATATTACCTTTGCAGTAAAAACAAGTCATTATGCATTCTCCTTTCTGGTTTTGAAATCAGATTCCCATTTATCAAAACTGGGGAAATAAGCTGTTATAAGGAACAAATCCGATTCGTGATTTCCGATGACTACATGAAGATATTTATCTTCGATGCTCATCCCCAGAATTAAACAACTGGGGTAAGGATAATCATCTGGATATTGTTCGATGATTTCTCCATTCATAATACAGGCTATTACATCTTTTAAGAATATCCTACGCTGTTCCAGCCTTTTAGCTGCGTGGAGTGTAATACGAATGTTTTTAGGTATACATAGTTTACGCAATTCCAATATATCTAATGCCATATCATTCCTCCCATTTTGAATCATCATTCATAATATCCAAATCATGCTGAACACCTTCGGGTGTTTGCTCAACATCCGTCCGGGCATGAGCTGCAAGAAGATCTTCTTCCATCTGCTGGGCGGAGAGAAGGTTCTTAGAGTAGGCGAGAACCTTTCTCTGGTTATGAGGAGACAACTGATTGCAGATTTCTATGATTTCCTTGCACTGAGCAGAGACGGAAGAGTTCTGAACAGATTCTGCTTTATAGGGAGTTCTTTCCATAGGAACGTCAAAACCCATAAGCCATGCTTCACTTACGTTCAATGCATTTCCTAGAATAAAAAGCTTTTCTTGGTTAGGCTCTGTTTTTCCAGAACAGTATTGACTTATATCTGACTTATTCATTTTTACACTATACTTTTGACAATATGGAACAGTCAGATTAAGAATATCAACCTGCCGAAGTCCGCGCATATTCATTATTGTTTTTAAACGAATTGCAGTGTTTTCTTTCTTCATAATGTTCTCCTTTTCGTAATTGAAATATAACACATATTATGCAAAAGTTCAATAATAAAAACCTAAAAGTTAAAAAAATTGAATTTTATGTTGACAGAAAATGGACGACGTGATATTACACAGATAATTCAAAAGCTTGAACCGGAAAGGAGGTATCAAGTTGGCATTCGATTATAACAAGCTACGAGGAAGAATCGTGAAGATTTTTAACACTCAGTCGAACTTCGCAAGTGCAATGGGATGGTCGGAGCGCATATTGTCACTAAAGATGAATGGAATGTGTTCATGGAAGCAGATAGATATTTGTAAAGCAATACAGTTGTTGAAACTTACTATTGAGGACATTCCGATCGTATGTACTCGGGTAGGTCACTACTCTGTACTTACAGGATAAGAGCATATGAGAGGAGAGTCAACGAAAGTCGTTCGACAAACTGCTTAAATTTGTATAAACAGTAACTCATACATATCATTTCCCATACCATAAAGAAGAGGTGAGGAAGATGTCAGAATTAAAACTGGTAACAAGAAATATCCGTATTAATGGAATTCAGCATAAAGCCAGTGATATGTCAGAAGAAGAAATCAAATGCCTGCTCATCCAGAGACAGGATATAATTCTTCTGAATATGAATTACGAAAGAAAAGCCGCCGGTTAAGGCGGAGAAAGGAGGAACATATTAAGGTTGCGAATCATAGAATAGAAGACCTGGAAAGAAAAGGAGAATGATTATGGAACAGATCACAAACTATGTAAAACCGGAACTCATCGTAGTAGCTATTGCCTTATATTTCGTAGGAATGGCACTCAAACAGGCACAGGCAGTAAAGGATAAGTACATCCCGCTTATCCTTGGCGGAATCAGCATTGCAATCTGCGCGATCTATGTGTTTGCCACCTGCACCTGCGGTACCGGACAGGATATTGCAATGGCAATTTTTACAGCGATTACACAGGGAATACTGATTGCCGGTCTTTCTACATACGTGAACCAGATTGTAAAACAGGCAAATAAAGACGAATAAGGGATGAGAAACCATCCCTTTTCGCTCTATGAAAGGAGACGGACATGGAAATAAGAGGAATTGATGTATCTGCCTGGCAAGGGAAAATTGACTGGAAAACAGTTGCTGATTACGGCATGGGGTTCGCAATCCTGCGGATTACAGAAGCGGGAAACGTGATAGATAGCTACTTTGAGCAGAACTTCTCTGAATGCCGGAAATACAATATCCCGGTTGGGGCATATAAGTATTCCTATGCTATGACAGTTGCAGAGATACAGAGCGAAGCCAAGAAGGTTGTGGAAGTTCTGAACGGGCGAAAACTGCAGTATCCGGTCTGGCTGGATCTGGAATGGAATAATCAGAGAAGCCTTGGAGCTGAACAGATCCACAAATTGGCAGAAGCATTCGAAAAGATTATCACGGCAGCGGGATATAAATTTGGTATTTATTGCAATGTGGATTGGTACCTGAATGTAATTTGTAGCCATCTGAAAAAATACGATTTCTGGATTGCACGTTATCCGGCATCAGATAACGGTACTTTACAGGAACGACTCCGGCCGTACTTTGGTGTGGGCTGGCAGTATTCCAGTAAAGCAAAGATACCTGGCATCAGCGGAACTGTAGATAGAAATATATTTTACAAAGATTATAACGAAGCAAAAGATATAAAAAAGGAAAACACAGTCATGACAAAGAGTGAAGCTATCAACGTAGTTCTGGGAATTGCAGAAGAAGAGATCGGGTACCTGGAAAAGAAAAATAACAGCCAGCTTGACAGCAAGACTGGAAATGCCGGATCAGCAAACTATACAAAATATTGGAGAGATATAAAACCATCCTACCAGGGGCAGCCTTGGTGCGCAGCGTTTATCTCCTGGTGTTTCATGAAAGCTTTTGGTCTGGATAATGCAAAGAAACTCTTAAAACACTGGCCGTATGTATACTGCCCAACCTTAGGCGCCTTATTTGTAAAGAATGCCAATCCAAAAGTTGGAGATGTTGTTATATTTAAACACGGCGATACATTTACCCATACCGGCTTTGTAACAAAAGTAGCCGGAGACAGGTTCTGGACGATTGAGGGAAATACTTCCGGAGCATCCGGTATCGTGGCAAATGGTGGCGGGGTCTGCCAGAAGAGCTATTACAACAGTAATCTTCCGGGGACAAAATTTTGTACACCGGACTATTCAATTGTTTTCTCTGCAGATAAAAATGAAACAGACAAGACAACAAACCCAGAAGGAGGCAGCTACATGTTTAACCCAGAGACAGTAAAAGCAGGAGACAAAAATACATCTGTGCTTCTCTTACAGGAAATATTAAGAGCCAGAGGCTTTAAAGGCAAAAACGGCAAAGCCCTGAAACTTACATGGACAGCAGATGCAAACACGATTTACGCTCTGAAAGCTTATCAGGAATCCAGAAAAGAAGTTCTGGAAGTGGATGGTATTTGCGGATCTGCTACTTGGAAAGACTTAATTGCGATTTAAAGTAAATATAAATAAAAAAAGAGTATGGGTACAATGAGTACCCTTACCCATAAGATATTGTACCAACTTCATTACTTCTTATATATTATAGGGTATTACACTATGGGCCACCGTACTGGCTCATGATATACTGTGCAATTTTTGCATTGGGTTGTGTGATATTGATCGGATATTGAAGCCTTTTTTCATAATTCCACATAAATTATCTGCACGCTCCTTCCTTTTCCCATGGGAATGGCTGTTCCATCCATTTCCAGATGGATTCTCCGGTCTGATCTGTAATGTCGATAATCAGGGGACCATATGCTTCGGCGTATTCTTTTAATAGCTTTTTTCGTTCCTGCACAAGTTCGTGACAGTAAGTCAGAGCCTTTTCATCACAAGGATGTGTGTCAAGGTACAGAGTCATATCATTGACTGCGAAACTGACCTGATCGATACGGTTTAATAACTGTTTTTGGGAGCAATCTGTTTTCATCTTCGAATACCTCTCTTTCCACAAAATGGTTTGCATAACTGTGGGAAAATGGTTCCTGCATTTAATGCATACTGCAGTGGGAAATTCTCTGTAAACTTCTGGCAGGGAACATATGCCATTGCAGGTTCCAGATACTGAAGATGCGAAAACATTTCATGTTTTTTTTCTTTGACACCCGGTATAGTACAGCTACAGCCTGTCGTGTTTCTGACAGAGCATTCGGAACTGTTCATATTTCTATTTGAAGGCTGAGGCATATTCATACCGCAGGTACGGTTATAAGGGCGGTTGCCGGAACATCCCATCCGATAATTTTCCATATATAATTCCCTTCTCTGAAAACTGTTTACATTATATTTTATGTCATGCTCATAAAACCGTGCTCATACAAGTCGAAATTTCATTGCCATAGTGAAGATTCGTTACTGTTCACATACCACTATCCCGCGAGGTGTTTTGGCATGAATATGCCAAAATCCCGAGACATACAAGCCAAAATTCCATTGCCGCAGGCAATCTGGAATGAATTTTGGCTAAGTTACTGTGAACGGAGTGAACAG